ATGGCAAAACCAGCTACCAGACAACAATTAATTGATTATTCTTTACGGAAGCTGGGAGCACCTGTATTGGAAATTAACATAGATGATGATCAAATTGATGATTTAATAGATGATGCTATTCAATTATTTCAAGATCGTCATTTTGATGGTGTTGAGAGAATGTATCTGAAGTATGAATTAACCCAGGATGATATTGATAGAGGAAAAGCAACAAGTGAAACTGGAGCTACAACTACAACAGGACAAGTAACAACAACTGGAACTACCACTGCCATTACTGGTTATGGTACTACAACTATGAGTTGGAAAGAGAATTCTAATTTCTTACAAGTTCCAGAATCAGTTATTGGTGTAGAGAAGATTTTTAAATTTGATACTAGCACCATTTCTGGTGGAATGTTTAGTATTAAGTATCAGTTATTTTTAAATGACTTATATTATTTTAATTCAGTTGAATTAATGCAATATTCTATGACAAAATCATATCTAGAAGATATTGATATGTTATTAACTACTGATAAACAGATTAGATATAATAGAAGGCAAGACAGGTTGTATATGGATATTGATTGGGGGCAAGAAAGTGCAGGTAATATGCTTGTTCTTGATTGTTGGAGAGCATTAGATCCAGATAGTTTTACTGGTGTTTATAATGATCCTTTTTTAAAGAAGTATTTTACTGCTTTAATGAAGCGTCAATGGGGACAAAATTTAATTAAGTTTAGAGGTGTAAAACTTCCTGGTGGATTAGAACTTAATGGTCGAGAAATATATGATGATGCTGAGAGAGAAATAGAAGCAATTAAAGATAAGATGACACTTGAATATGAATTACCACCTTTAGATTTGATAGGTTAATGTATTATGGCATTAAATCCATTTTTTCTACAAGGAACACAAGGTGAACAAAGACTTGTTCAGGACTTAATTAATGAACAACTCCAAATTTATGGAGTTGAGGTTACCTATATTCCAAGAAAATATGTTAATAGAAGTACTATAATAGAAGAGGTTCAAGCATCTAAGTTTGATGATAATTTTTTACTTGAAGCATATGTAAATACATATGAAGGATATGGTGGTCAAGGAGATGTATTGACTAAATTTGGAATGAGTTTACGTGATGAGGTAACATTAACAATATCAAGAGAAAGATTTGAAGATTTTATTGTTCCCTTTATGGATGCTGTTCCTGATGATGAAATAGATCCAGAGGAAGCTCTTAGACCTAGAGAAGGAGATTTAGTTTTCTTTCCATTAGGAAATAGATTATTTGAAATTAAGTTTGTTGAGCATGAAGATCCATTTTATCAATTAGGAAAAAATTATGTTTATCAACTCAAATGTGAACTCTTTGAATATGAAGATGAGGTTATTGATACTTCTATAGAAGCAATAGATTCTGTTATTGAAGAAACTGGATATATTACAACTCTTAATCTTTCTGGAGCAGGTGTTACAGCAACAGCAACAGCAAATCTTACTACTCCAACTGGATATATTTCTAACATATATTTGAATAATGATGGATCTGGGTATACTTCAGCACCTACAGTCTATATTACTTCAGCACCTGCAGGTGGTGTAAATGCTAGTGCTGTTGCAATTACAACTACAAGAGCTGGATTATATTCTGTTAAAGATGTTTTAATCACTAATCCTGGTGCTGGATATACAACTGTTCCTAATATTGCATTTATTGGTGGAGGTGGTGTAGGTGCTGCTGGAACTGTTTCTATAGAGACAGATCTTAAGGGTGTTGGTGGATTTAGCATTACAGAAGTTGGATCTGGATATTGGTCAGAACCTACTGTTGCAATATCAACTGCACCTGTTGGTGGTAGAAATGCGACTGCAACTGCAACATTCCATACATCATCTGGTGCTATTACTGGGTTCTATATTACAAATGCAGGAGCAGGATATACTGTTGCACCAACCGTAACTATTCCTTCACCTAATGTTATTGCTAATGGTGATTATCTAGTTAATGATATTATTAGAGGAATGACTTCTGGATTAGAAGCAAGGGTTAAATCTTGGGATAGGGATACTAGAGTTCTTAAAGTTTCTCAAGTTGGTGTAGGTGGAACAGAACTTATGTTTGCTAATGGCGAAATTATTAGATCTTTAGATTCTACTTATTTTACTACTGGAGTTACTACAACTGGAAATATTGGAATTACAACTAATTTAATTACTGGTATTACTACAACTAGTCTTGTTATTGGTCAAGAGTTGAATTCTGTAAATAATGTTATTGGAATAGGTGCTACAATATTATCTATTGGTGCTGGTCAGATTGTTATGAGTAATAATTCACTCAATACTTCTGCTGTAACAGGAACTTCATTATCTTATGGATCAACTTCAATGGTTGAATATGCTTTAAAAATATATAATGACGATGATACATATGATCCTTATAATGAGGGTGATTTATTTGAAACAGAAGCAGATAATATTCTAGATTTTACACAGACTAATCCCTTTGGTACTTACTAATGTTAGGCACTTATTATTATCACGAAATTTTACGTAAAACAGTTATTGCCTTTGGTACACTGTTTAATGATATTCATGTTCGCCATAAAGATGCTTCTGGGACGGGAATAAGTGATATGAAGATTGCTCTTGCTTATGGACCTGTTCAAAAGTTTTTAGCAAGATTAGATCAGCAAGCTAATTTAAACAAAGCAACAACAATGTCGTTGCCTAGAATGTCATTTGAAATGAATAATGTTACATATGATGCTACAAGAAAGGCAGGTATAACTCAAACATATAAGGCATCTGATGGAACAAATTTAAGAAAAGTTTTTATGCCAGTTCCTTATAATATAGGATTTGAACTCAATATAATGACTAAGTTGAATGATGACGCATTACAAATTGTAGAACAAATACTTCCATATTTTCAACCATCATTTAATTTAACTGTAGATCTAGTTAGTTCTATAGGAGAAAAAAGAGATATTAGTGTTGTTTTAGATAGTATAAGTTTTGAGGATGATTATGAAGGAGATTATTCTACAAGAAGAGCATTAATTTATACTCTTAATTTTACTGCTAAGACTTATCTATTCGGTCCTGTTGCTGAGAGTCCAGAAGGTCTTATCAAGAAAGTTCAAGTTGATTATGCAATGCAACTTGATAAAGGTCAAGCTAGACGTGAATTACGTTATACTGCAACACCTCAAGCACGTAAAGATTATGATTCTGATGGGACTTCTGCTTTAACTGAAGAGATGTTAAAAACAGGATCAACATTTAATGTTTCTAATAGTGGAGTATTTACTATTAATGATAGAGTTATAATTGATGATGAAATTATGAGAGTTAATCAAATAGTTGATTCAACAACAGTAGGTGTTGACAGATCTATAGATAGTACTGTTGCAGCAATTCATTCAGTTGGTTCATCTATTAATAAATTAACTGCTGCTGATGATGTATTGGTAGATCCAGATGATAGTTTCGGATTTAATGAAACATCATCATATTTTGCAGATTCTGCATCATGGAGTCCAACAAGACAAACTGATATTTAATGGAAACTATGACTAATTATGATCCTATTGACGAAGCATTGAACACTACAAGTTCTGCTATCGAAGTTAGTAATACACCTGAAAATGGTTGTGTTACTAGAAAGGATAGTATCAAAAATATTACAAATGATATAGATAAAGATTATGATTATACTCGTGCCAATCTTTATTCGTTAATAGAGAAGGGGCAAGAATCTCTTAATGGTATAATGGAACTTGCGGGTGAAAGTGCAAGTCCAAGAGCATATGAAGTTGCAGGTCAGATTATTAAATCAGTTGCTGATACCACTGATAAGTTAATGGAACTTCAAAAGAAAGTTAAAGATATTGATGAAGATCATAATAAATCACAAAAAACAGTTACAAATAACGCATTGTTTGTTGGATCAACAACAGATCTATCTAAGTTAATAAAAGATGGGTTTCTAAATAATAATAGTAAATCTAAATAATTGTTGTGGATATTCAACAAAGAAGACAGCAACTCAAGCAAAGACAGTTAGATAGAGTTAAGAAGTTTAAAACTTCTGCTGCTTCTGATGCTGCTAAACAAAGGGAAAAAAGAAGAGCTGCTGCTGAAAAACAATCTCAACAAGCTCAGAAAAAACAACCTACTAAGAAAAATCCTCAGACTGTTAAAACTATAATTCAAAAAGAAAAACCAAGTGTTGGTATTCTTGGTAAAAGAGATGAACCAAAACCACCTGTAAAAAAACCAGTCCAAAATAAAGAATCAGTATCTATCGAACATTCTGATGGTACTAAGTTTATGGAAATAGTGGATGTAATTGGACCTGCTCATATTTCACCTATTATTGATAATAAAGGTATATGGAGAGGATCACAACAAATTGTTGAGAAGAAAGATAAATGTGAATGTGATTGTGGTCAAGATCCCTGTATTGAGTGTGGTGAAAGTCACCATAATATAAAAGAAAATTTTTCCAATTGGAGAACTGATCCAAATATGAGGATTAATAAAATAATGGGAGGATAATAGTGATGAATGTTAATGATGTATATCTTGGTAATCCCAATTTAAAAAAAGCAAATACTCAGATAGAATTTACGGAAGATAATATTCGTGAATTTTTAAGGTGTAAGGAAGATCCTGTATATTTTGCAAACAATTATATGAAAATTGTCTCTCTTGATGAAGGACTTGTTCAATTTAAACCGTATGATTTTCAAGAGAAGTTAATTAATAATTTTCACGATAATAGATTTAATATATGTAAAATGCCTCGTCAGACGGGTAAGTCTACTACTTCTGTTGCATATCTTTTACATTATTGTGTTTTTAATGATAGTGTTAATATTGGTATTCTTGCTAACAAGGCAGCAACTGCTAGGGATTTATTAGGTAGACTTCAGACAGCATATGAAAATTTGCCTAAATGGATGCAACAGGGTATAATATCCTGGAATAAAGGTAGTTTAGAACTGGAGAATGGATCAAAGATA